ATGTCTATCTCGACTGTGAAACTACTGGCTTGAATCCATATTGCTCGGAAGTAATAGAAGCATTTTTTTATATAGATGAATCTAATAGCTTTCATTTAAAGTGCAAGCCACTTGAATGGAGTGATGAAGCGGCAATTATTCACAAGATACCATATAGTGTTGCTATGAGTTATCCAGAAAAGAAAGATGCCTTTAGAGGTTTATTAAATTGGCTACCTAAAGATTTTAGATTTTTAAGCTGGGTTAATAAGAATACAATGCTAGGTCATATTAATTTTGATCTAGCAATCATTGTCAATGAACTCAATTTACTTGGATGCAAAAACTATTATTTGGAGAATGAATATAATATGAAACCAGCTATCTCGGTTTTAGACTTAGCAAAGAAAGCTGCATTTAATAGGCTGTTTACTCCGATATTTGGTAAGGATGCCTATAGATTAGGGATTACAGATAGAATAGAAAGCAAGACATCTAATAGACAATCATTTTCTCAAGGCTCAGTTTATTATGCTTTATTTGGAGAGTTGCCACCAAATGCGCATGATGCAAAGGATGATGTTTTAAATCTTGTAAAAATAAGAACAGAGCTGTTAAGATTGAGTAATGAAACTACAAATTATTTTATCTAATATAAAGCCAATATCTCTTAACAATAACAAGGGCATGAACTTTAAAACAAAAAAAACATTTAAAGCTGATAATTACATACAACTAGAGAGTCTGGTTAACAATCAACTTAGAAAGTACAAATCAGATATAAATAAGTTCAACAATAAATATGACGAGCTTAAACACTATATAGTAGCTGAATTCAAACACTACTATCCCATATTGGTTAAGAAGGGTGATAGAATATCTAAAACCTCAAAAGACGTATTTAATATTCCAAAATGCACCGAAGATATAATTTTTAAACAATTGGTAGCCGACGACTCTCAAGTGATCGATGGCAGATCTATAAAGATTCATTCCAAAGATATAAGAATAGAAGTAACTCTCGAATTAAAAGATTTAAAACATATTCTATAGTCAAAACTTTGACGATTGCCACAATCATATATTACTGAAATAATTTACTACATGAGTAAAACACAGGGAACAGCAAGTGAAATATTATTTCGCTATCTATGTTTAAAGAAAGATGTTGTTGCATCTATCCCAGATGTTGACAATGGTTGCGGCTTTGATGTTATTACTTCATATAATGGCAAGCTGTTAAAGATACAAATAAAAAGCACTAACTATAAAGAAAATAATGGCTATAGAACTTCCGCCTCTCATGGCTCTAATGCAAAAAAAAATTACACCAAAGAACATTGCGATATTATAGCCGTTCACATTGTTGACATTGATATTTGGTATCTAATACCAATAGAAGAAATAAAGTCTAAAATACTTAAACTATATCCCGATAAATTAAATCATAAATATTCTAAATATAAATCTGCGTGGCATCTGTTAGCAAGCTAAATTAAAGCTGTTCTGCTTATACCTATTAGTATTCTAAATTGCTTGATGCCATATCACCAAGACCAGCCACACATCCTTGTGTGACCAGTCGAGGGAGTAATCAAATGAAATTAAACCTATTCAGATTTAATGCCAAATTGCGAGTGAATTGCTAGGTGGATATGTTCGTTTTCATCTTCACCATGTAAATAGGCTAGTCGTTTTTGACCATTATTAGATAAGTAATGAAATCGTTTATATTCTTTTTTACTGTTTATATAATTAACTAAGTCTGCAACTAAAAAGGTATCTAAATCTTTTGTTCTAATATCTATAGCCCTTGCTTCTCTATGAGAGCTTGAAGTTCTATTTAGTTTTTTATCTTCCGCTAGTGTTGAAATTGTATCTGTGATTGTAAGATCAACAAAGTGCCTTGACCTTGCGTACCAATGAAGGTCAGCGTATATCATAATTAAAACAGGGTGAAGACTAGTAAATAAAAGCATATCTTTCTCGTGCTTAAATTTCATTATGGGTTTTTGTATAGTCTAACAGTTAGCTGATAAGGAACAGTTGATATTACCTGTCTGATAACAGTTCCGCTTGATAGGTAAAAAATATCTGTGCTTGCAATTGTTCTCTGTGGCATCTGAGAAGCAACATTATTGCTAGGCGTATGTATTTGCAAAGCTCCTGTTGTGCTTAGTGAAATAAGAGAAACAGCGGCGTAAAAACCATTTGGAACAGTGTAAAGATCACTGACACCACCAGAAGTAAAGCCATCTAAACTAAAAACATTAACTAATTGTTCACCACCGTAAAAAGTTGACAAAATGCATCGCTCCTTTTGTTGCAATGTAATTATTACAAACTATGATTATTTTATAGCGATGCATGCTATAAGTAAAATATGAAAGAGATATATAAACAATATGAAAACACAAATTATTTCATATCTAATTTTGGTAACTTAAAAAACAAAAGAAACAAAGTCTTAAAATGTGATCACGCCAATGTAAGATATAAGCAAACATCTTTATATATAAACAAAAAACCAAAAAAATTCTTAATACACAGGTTAGTGGCAAAGGTTTTTGTGCCAAACCCAAAAAATCTAAAAATTGTCAATCACATCGACGGCAACAAGAAAAACAATCATGCTAAAAACCTTGAATGGTGTACTCAAAAACACAATATAAGACACGCTTGGTCAATTGGCTTAACAACATCAAAGGTGGGAGAAAATAAGCACTCTTCAGTCTTGGATGATATGCACATTTTAACCATCGCAACACTTAAAGATGGCTACAACAGAAATAAGCTGGCTAAATATTTACCAGTAAAAAACAATCAAAAAGCCACATTAAAATCAAAGAGAGAGCAAATTAGGCGCATAATAAAAGGTGAAAGATGGAATCATCTAAATTACTTATTTAATTAATTTATGGGTCTATAAAACAAATTAAGACCGCTATTAAATCCGCTTATCATAGCAGTATTAAGTTTTAAGTATAAAGATTCACCTTCAAGAAAAGTTGTCTTTGCAAATGTTGGCAAAACTGTTCCTGTCGGATTGACCTCTGTATTTGTTACTAAGTTTTTAAAAGCTGAAACTTGAGCCGTTGCTGTGACTTTTGGTGTTACAGTAAAAATGCTTCCCTGATCAACACCATTGACATCAATCCAATTTATATCAAATTCAGTTGTTCCACTTACACCGCTTTGATTCCAAAAGTTAACGCCTGTTATTTCCGAGTTAAAAAAGAAAGCAGTGACACCATCATAAAAATTAAGACCAGTTGCAACGCCGTATGATCCATTTAAAACCCACCTATGTGAATCAACTTGATAGGTGTTTATAAAATTATTTTGAGCAGCAACACGAGTAAAAACAGCCTCACTTATAGCGGCTTTATAACGCACATCACCAACCCTCAACTCTTCTCTTACTGGTATAACTAAATCACTGTCAGCCATTTTAAATCCTTTCTTGTTTTAATTTTACTCACAACATTTTCAAAAGTAAATTTAGATAAAAGTATATGGGAAGCCATCATCATTAAAATTACTTCTATCAACTATGTATCCAATTTGTGGTGTAAATGGTAAATCACTCTCTAAAGTCACTGTGTTACCAACTATAGACTCTATTCTTATTAGTTCACTGGTGCTTGTTTCTGAATAATTGTCAGCGTGAACATATATTAAAGATGGCACTACTAAATTATCTGGTAAATCTACATCGAATGTCTTGGCATCAGTCACACTTGTTATTGTTACCCTTGCCGTATTATATCCAAACTGCAATTTATACTCAGAATCAATTCCAGCACCAGCATCATTGTAATCTGGCACTTCAACTATATATCCAGCTCCAGGTGTAAATGATAGAGGTGTATCTAAAATTAATGCAGCATTATTTGTCGGGTCAATTTCAAAGGTAACCGTATCATCATCAAGATAGTCTTTACTTCTAACCCTAACGTTTTTACCTCTAAATATTTCCCACTGAGATGTTGGGCTTCTAAAGCTTCCAAGATCATTTATTGGCTCTATTATAAGCCTCGTATCAGTTGAGCCAGTAACAACACGACTAGATAAGCTTACAACAACATATCTTGATTCTATTTCAAAAGCACTAGAGATTAGTGATAATTTTATTTTGCCAGTTTTAATATTTAGAGACTTATTTGTTACCTCATAAAGCTTTGATCTTTGACCGCTACCAGTTCTTAAATCTTTTGTTTTTGTTTCAGATGGAAATGCCTCTATAATGTCGCCAACTTCTACGGCGTATCCAGTTTTGTAATTAACCTCAACACCTTCAAAGTAAGTCGGCGCTAGAGAATATTTATCTATCAACCTTTGTGATAAATTGTTAACTAAATTAAATGTTTCAACATTGCTTCTTAATCCAGTAGATTCTATTTTTAATTGCTTCTTACCAACCTTTATTCTTTGCACTGATGTATTATTTAAAACAACCTTACCAGTTAAAAATTTGTCTTCTATAGAATCTTGATTGAAGCGCCAGACATAAGTATTATATAAATATTTATGAACGGATCTTCTCTGTTTTATTTTTGTAATATTTGTAATCGTATTATTGTCTAATATTGGTAGTATATCGCTACTAAATGGCGGCACTACAAATTTGACTGATGATCTTGCTTTTCTAGGGATAGAATAAAGACCCTGTGGAAAAAATAATTCAGAATCCATATATGTTTTCATATCGTCTATTGAATCTTTAATATATAAATCATAATCAATAAAGTTAGAGCTAAAAGAAGCTTTTAAGTTTTCAAACTCTTCAATGTCAACTTCGTTAGAAATCATTCCCAAGCCAGTTGGTAGAACATTATATTTAGACTTATATTTAAAAGTTCCGAGATATTCGTTTTCAGTTACTAGAGTTTCAAATGTTTCAATAAAGCTGTCACCAGTTTCTAATTGCCCAAAGCCTCTAATCGTATATGTATTTGTATTTAATGTTGTATCGAGCTGAAAAGTATCGCCAACAACTAAGCCGGTCTTTTCTTTTATGTCGTAGTAATCAAATATAATTGTATTTGCTAGCTGCTCTGTTATAGAAATAAAATTTACACTCTTTGGAATGTCATCGCTTTCAAAATATTCATTACCCTCTTCGGATAGCATTATTTTTAAAGATAAATCTAACGGCTTGCCCTGCATTCTGTAAAATGTTTCAAACTCTGTTACTTCATGCGGATTAGCTAGAGTATTTAATTGCGCTCTTATTACTTCAATGCTTGTATCTGTAAATGATAGCACTTGCATTAATTCATCTTCGATTCTTATATAAGTTGTTAATGCATCTTGAGATTCATACATTCCAACAGTGTCTAATACTGGTATTGTAGTTACTAAATTATCTATATCAGCACTAAGCTCACCTTGAAACTTTTCTAAAAACACTTGTCGCTTTAATGATTCACTTGAAGCCAGTGACACCATTACGATTCCAGCTTCCGTATAAAAATCTACAACTATACCTCTAAAAATAGCTTGATAATCTTCTGGGTAAACAGCCGCTTCATTAAAGAAGCCAATTGAGAAAGTAGCTTTTTTTCCCAGTATTTCAGTAATTGAATCGAATGATAATGCTTTAGAGACCTTACCGTCAACATCTACAATTGCAACATTAACAGTTGATATTGAGCTGGTGCTTCCTTTATCTGGTCTAATTTGTTGAGTGATACTAGTAGTCGTGCCTTGCAATGAAATCCAATCAACTGAATTTGGATCGTTTATAGTTCCATCCCAGTTTAAATTATCATCCCAATTAGCATTAGAATCATCCCACTCAAGCGTTTTAAATACAGGTTGAGCAGCATATAGAGTATCTACACCTTCAATGTCTAAAGCTATTTGTGGCTGTACACCAACTTGTTTTAATAATGATTGTGCCGTAACACTTAAACCAACAGCCATTAGTTACACCTTCCGAATTTTAAGCATTTGTATAATCTAAACTCTTTATCTTCAAAATATAGCTGAATAGTTTCATATTCTTTAGGGTCAACACATAAGAAATTAGTAGTATCTATTTCAATACCATTGCGAAAACCAGTGCCAACACTATTAATAGTTGGTATTACATTCGGTCTATTGAAATAACTATTTGGTGTCGTGCAACTAACTATAAATATCAACGAGAACAACACTAAGTTTCTTTCTATCTTCATCTGTTTTAGCCTGTGAAATAGCCTTGATAATCGCAGCTCTTTTCTGTTGTTTTGTATAAATTACTTTTTGTGCTTTATCTATTTGAAGGTCGATATATTTATCAATAAACATATCTATATAATTTGCGACTATAGGCACAGCTTTAGCCACAGCAAATACACCAGTAACTATAGTCGCTAAGCTCATTAGGCTTGTTCTACTTTTTTAATCATTTCGTATAGCTTGCCAATAATAGCAATGATTTCGGCTTGCTCAAGATCTTTAATTTCTTCACCAGCTTCTTTTAATCCACTGAATGCTTCTTTTAAAGTTTCAAACTCTTGTGCAATTTTTACTAGATGTGCAATGTCGTCAACTCCGATACCACCTTTTGAAATCTTTTTAGCTTGCTCACCAATTAATGTTAAGCCGTCAATTAATTCACCAATCTCTTTAATACCTTTACTCATTTTAACTCCCTTGTTAATTTATTTTTGTGATTCTAGCCATACCATTAATTGACCTTGACCACCCTCTAAACTATGTAATCGTTCCCACACTCTGTCTAGCTCTTTCTTGTTTTCCTTAGATCTCTCGTCAGTGGCATCATGTTTTGTAGTGTATTCTACCAATCTTAATTCCACTGAAGATATTTTCTCTAAAGTTTTTCTTGTAAAGTAAGCATTTACCATTAAAAGTAAACTAACAAACGACCCAAAAAGAACTAATATATTTTCCACTATTTTTTGCTCTTATATTTAACATCTCTTTCATGTAAAACTTTTGCAGTAACACAATAATCACCTTTAAATTTATCAAACTCACAATGGTTGTATTTTTCTTGCCAGTTTAAAAAAGATGCTACAATAATTCCAAATAAAATACTCATGAATTTTCCTTTAATTTTAATATATACCTATCTAATCTTTTATTCATTATCCTATGGAAGATCGGCATAGGCAATATTAATAATACCATAAGAAGCGGTGTTCCATACGGAACAACTGGCATACCTCTGACCCTTCCGAGCTTATCAAATGGCTTATATACATCACTGTGATGATTAGAGTGAACGTGAAGATTAAAACCGAAATAATAGCCTAGTAAGCTGTAATCATCCCAAGCGTATTTAACTTTACTTTCTTCACTCACTGGTAATTCATCTAATCCATAGTGTTGTAAATAGTTGCCCGAACCTGTCGTGTAAAAAAAGCCTATATTTGTCATCAACATATAAAGAATACCAGAAAAGCCGAAAAGAAGGTAAATAAAGCATATTACAAGAAAAGAGAGAAACATTTTAAGTTTGCACCTTTTTATTCCAAAAAAAATAATAGGGCTTAATATATATTCATATATATATTTCAGTCTATTTTTATTTCTTGTAGGGTGACCCATATCATTTTTTGTGTTTGCGTAAGGGTGGTGTGAAAAAAGGTGGTGCTGCTCAACCCACCATATACAACTAAAAACTTGTTGCATATAATATAAAGTTTTTGTATACCATTTTTTATTTCTAAGATGAATCAGTTCGTGAAAAAGCCCCACTGATGGCGTTATAAAGCCAACAGACCAGCCAGCCATTATTGAATATATTAAATCGTGATCTTTTAGCATATACGGAATTATAAAATAAAAAGATAACTCCACTATTAAATATAGGTGTATAACAAAGAATCCGCTTTTATCCATTTTCTCTATAACCATTTTTTAACCTTAATTCTAATCATATTTATAAAAACAACCAAAGGAAATAATAGCCAGCAATAAAACAAACCATCAGGGAAATATTTAACAAGAGCTATGGTCATTATAAAATTTGTAAAGCTAAATAAATACAAAATATCTTTCATGAAGTAAACGCATCGCACAGTTTTTGATTTATAACAGCCTTCTCTTCATCAGAACAAAAATAGTAATATTTATAAAACTCTTGAGCTTTATCTTTTTGCCCAACCTCTAGCGTTGGAATTGGAAACTGACTATTACAAGGATTGTCTATTAAAAACTGATTAAGAACTCCAACAGCCCAAGCTTCTTTTCCTGTATGATTAAAAAGGTCTGTGTTCCCAGTAACCCAAGCAATCATATCTTCCAGTATGAACTCTGGTTTTGTTCTCATTATATTTACAAGATCAGTAGTTGTGTATGATTGATTAACATCGATATACACTTTTAGTTTATCACATAAATTGTTGTAAATACCTTGCCCATTTCTCATAATACCACCTGTACTGTTCCGTTATTTCCAGATAATCCTGCTGCTCCACCTGCTCCACCGTAAGCACCGAGTACTCCACCGCCGCCGCCGCCACTGCCGCCTGAGACAGATGTGCTAAACGAATACGAAGGTGCTTGGATTATGATGTTGCCACCAGTGCCACCTGCACCACCACCACCGCCGCCACCAGCAGAGTTAGCAGCATTTCCTTCATTACCTGCGCCACCGTTAAAACCATTCGATCCAGATGCAATTACAGAACCAGAACCAGTCATAGGTAATACAGAATAAAGAAAAAGTATTCCTCCGTGAAGCCCTTTGTGACCGCCACCGCCACCACCGCCACCTTGGAATGTTATATTTATAGTTATTTTATCAGAGGGATTTCCTGGTATATAGTTGTGTGAACCACCGCCACCACCAGAACCGCCACCAGAACCACCATCTTGAAGGGCTGTACCACTATTACCACTTCCACCAGTACCACCGTTTGAGTTGGTGACATTGCCTGCCCCACCAGTACCAGCATAGGGATTTCCTGTACCAGTAACATTAGAGCCATAGCTCCCATGTCGCCATGCTCCAGCCGCACCAGAACCATTGTTAGATCCACCAGCACCACCTGCCATAACACCTTCGCTACCGCCGCCACCGCCACCACCATAGCCATTTGTTCCTGCCCCACCTAAACCACCAGGAATTTGGCTACCCTTGCCACCAGTACCACCATTTCTCTGAGTGGCTGTATAGCCATAATTAAAACCACTAGATGTTGTTCCCGCATATGAGTATCCATTTCTTTCGGTCGCACGACACAAGATTGTACCATCTACATTAAATGTACCCGAACAATATATTTCAGCAATATTCCCATTGCCGGTTATATTTAAAGTACCACCAGATTGAATATCAATTGAAGTATAAGCTTTATTTGTTGGTGCAGTTAAAGTTACCGTTTGACCGTTTAAAATAATTAAATCGCCTTCACTTGGTGGGAAGAATGGTGGAACACCGCCGCCAGAAACCTTTTTATTCAAAATAGATATTGGCAAGACTTTCATTTATGCTATTTCCTTAATTTCCGCAACGTAAACCACGCTATTTATTTTAACGAAAGTGAAAAGAGTGGTCGTGCCATTAACAACAGTTCCATCATAATTGAGATCAGACTTTACACCAACCGGAAGAGTTATTGCTCGGTCTATTGTATCTGTATTCGTAATTGCAAGTATAATTGATTTACCATTCACATCATTTGAAAAGGTAAGTGTGATAGCTGTAGATATTGATTTGTGATAAGTGTCACCTAGTGCCCAGTCAACATCTAAAGCCGTGACAGCTATATCAAGTGGAAGTGATTCTTTAACATTTTCAAATATCGGTGTGTTTCCTGTATAACTCAAAGTATTCCCCTAGTATATAAACCAATCTGTTCCATCGCTTATAATATTAATTGATTGATAATTTGATGTGATAGAAAAATCACTAGCAACACCATCTATATTCTCAACACCATTTCTGACTATATTTATTGGATTGTTATCAACATCGCCAGTGATATCTTTTATAACACAATAGAAACTCGCACTTGGCAATGGCAATTGAACATCTAAACCACTTGATATTGGATAGAGTTTTTTATTTTCCGCTGTAAAGTTAACAGACTGAGAACCATCAACCGACAAGTCATTAGTAGCTAAAATGCTAGAAATTTTTATTTTCTTTTTATTGAATGAATCTTCCGAATCTTCTAGTAATAAAATATCATCTTCGACCGATAATAGTTTTTCTGTAAATGTATTTATATCGCCAGACACTCTTTTTAACTGAGCATCGTCAGTGACATTTGCCAATCCGACATCTGATTTAGTTATCGTAACGATTCCAACTTGACCATTTACACTATTTACATCTGATGCCGAAATTTCAACATAAATTGAACCTGACCATCTGTAAGTTTTTCCAGTGTCTATTGCTACATATATTTTACCAGTTTCGCCAGTTACGGGAAAGCTTGCAAGGTCTGCATATTCTTCAACATCATCAACATAAGACGGAAGATTGATAGCTGGAACTTTTGAATCACCACCAAGAGGTGCTATTCCATTTGCAGCACCAACACTATCTTCTATTGCTTGTATGTCTGTTGCATTTGTTCCGATGTTAGTTGTGTTTGTTCCAATATTCGTTTCATTCGTGCCAATTCTAGTTTCATGATCTATTAATTGTAATTCATTATCGCTAATTCTAGTTTCATGGTCAGCAAGTTCTACATCATTGCTATTAACATCACTTCTAAGTGTATTTAAAAATGCTTGTACATCTTCTACATGCGTGCCAATCGAACCTTCTCTTAGACTAAAAGTGCCGACAGTAGCATCGTTCACAGTTTTATCTAGCCATGTTGCGTTCGCAATCGCAGAACTTAATTTACTCTTAAATAATACTGGAATATTTCACCACCTGTTAAAGTTTTCTAAATGTTAAAGTTTTTGTCTCAAAATATCCAACTAACTTTCTTGCATAAAGCTCATAAAGCTTAAAGCCAGTTCCTTTACTATCAATTTGAGTTTTTTCTAATAGAGTAGATTCAAAAACATTTGGATTCTCTAAATCAGCTACAAACTCAATAGGATTCTTATTAATAGCATAATTCAAGAATTGTCTTAAGTCACTTACACCAGTAGCATTTTCTTTGATAGCACCCTGTGGAATTATATCTGTTGCCAGTGTTATGTTGCATTCCATAAAAGAGTTTTTACCAAATGATACAACCTCAACAACTCCACTAGCTGATTCATTAACTGATGCTTGAGCTGTCTTTACATTGTCTTCAAATGCAACGTATTCTTGGAGTAAGAATTGAGGCTCATAAAAGAAACCACTAGCAATATCAGACTCATAGCTATTTGATCCGTCTTTATCTGAAGTAAAACCAATTAGGTTATACGCTGATATTGATGATTGCGTTCCGCTTGTTACTAATAATGCAAAGTTAGATGCGGCTGATATTGTTATTTTGCGAGTTAATCTATCTATAGTTCCGCTATATTCTTGACCACCTTCAGCATTAAAAGCTTCTAATACTTTGCCTAGAAAATCATTTAGCGTATATGATCCGATTTCAATTTGTGAAGATATTTCTCCAGCACCTTCATTAAAATTAATATAATCATTGCTAGATGATATTTCGTGACCGTATGTAAAACCTGAATAACTATTAATACTCATATATACCTTTAAGCAAATCTGGCATCATTTAATGATACGCCTTGCTTTCCAAATGATTCGTTCAAAGTTTCTGTTATAAATAATCCAAGCTCTTCTTGCTGCACAAGTGAGCCTTGAACCACTATTTCTACGTTTGTGTTTGGATCTCTTCTTTCTACATCTTGCTGCTCTATTGCTCCAGTATCAGAAAAGTCAGAACCAAATCCAACCTGACCAGATACAGCACTTGCACCACCACCACCGCCACCGCCGCCAGATGCGCCTAAAGCACCAGATAGTAACTTTAATCCTGCACCACCAGCTATCATCGCTGCACCACCAGCTGGATTGGGAGAAGCTAGAGTTGCTACACCCAGCTTAATATAATAGTCACCAAACGCACTAGCAACTTCACTAACGGTATTTTTTACACTTCCTATAAAGGCTTTATTTATATTCTCGCCATTGGCAAGAGCAGCGCCGATTGTTCTGAAAGCATTTCCAAAACCTCTAGTTGCTAAAGTATTTAAAGTAGCACCTATTTGAGATGCAGTTTGTTTACTATTCTTTGCAGCTGCAACAAAAGCACCACTAATATTTTCACTTGCATTTATAGCTGATTGCTCTTTTTTTCTATCTAGCTCAGCGAGTAAGTTTGTTTTCTCTGTTTCAATCGCTATAAAACTAGTTGCAAATTCTTGATCAGATATCAAACCTCTTTGATTTAGCTCAGTCAAAGCTTGTTCCCTAAGAAGTGCAGATTCTTTTATTCTTTCATCATTTTGAAGTTTAACTTGCGCTAATAATTGTGTCTTACTTAGAAGATTACTGTTATCGTCATCAGCCCCACCGCCAGTATCTTCACCTTCGCTAGTCTTTAATATTTCTTTTCTTCTTTCTAATAGTGCTTTTAATTTAACTTCTCTTGCAGCAATCCATCCATCTAGTCTAGCAGTATCTTTCTCAAAAGATCCCCCAAAAAAGTAACTAGCACTATCTGGATTTAGCTCAGATTTGTTTTTTGAAATTTCAGATATTTTATCAGCTATCTTAGCTATTTCTTGATCAACTTTTCCTAGCTCCGTACTTGCGTTGCCTATACCAAAAAGACCTATTCTAATTCCCTTTAGACCACCAGCAAAGTCATTTAAAAAGCCCAAGCCGCCTTTCAATCCCTCTATAAGTGTTTCGTTCTGAGTTATAAAAAATCCCAACTCTTCTAGCGTGTCACCAAATGTATTTCCGAGTTGATCAACAGCACCACTAAAAGTATTTACTTGCCCAGCAGCCGCACCACCAAATTTGCTATTAAGTTTTGTTAGTGTATTAGAAAAAGTCTCAGCATTATTTTTACCCTTTTCTATAACAACACCGTATCTTGAGAATGAGCCTATCTCTCCAGCAGCAGCTTTACCAACTAAAGTCGCAGCACTTCTAAGATCTATTCTTAAAGCGGCGGCGAAATCAGCAGTTGCTCTTGTTGCCTCACCTAAATCTTTTACAGTTAAGTCGCCTAGCTGTTGAATCAAAGCGGCTGTTTCTAATAACTCTTCATCGCCAAATCTAGTTGATTTTTGTATGTCACTCGCTAAGTCTTGTATCTGTTGACTTGCAGCCTGAGAAAATTTACCTGTAATTTGTAGAGCTACATTTAAACTATTTATTGCATCTTCTTGGCGCTTAGCTAAATCTATTGATTGGGATATTAACCTTCCAACACCGACAGCAGCGATTGCAGTTCCTAGACCAGCTAAAGATGCTTTTAATCCAGAGCCAAGATTTTTAGTTTCTTTCTTAAATTCATTTTCAAACTTGCTACCTGATTTTTTACCAACTTGACCAGATTCTTTTTCTACTTTCTTTTTACCGCTAGAATCAAGCTTAGGATCTAAAATCATTTCAACAATTAATTTATCAGCCATTTATTTTAATCCTTTAAAACCATGCTTTAATAAATCATCAGCAGTTACTATTTTCTTTTTCATCTGCTCTGGATATGCAACCTTAAAAACTTCTTTGTGAATCTTCTTTCTATTCTTAGACTCCATACTAGGATAGTCAGCAATAGTAAAAGATTCTAGCATGTTTTGAGACTTCATTCTTTGAATACCTCTTGCTAATAAATTAAACTCGTAAGTATCTAAACTTTCAACATAATCAATTCTATATTTATAGTGATAACAAATTTCAATTAATACTATTTCGTAATCACTTAAATCTTTTTTTTTCCATCTAAAACGGCAATAACGTCTTGTATGTCAGCGCCATATAGCGTCTCAGCCTTTTCTTCTGGCAAGCCACACTCAACTAGTAACTCGATAGATAAATCATAATCTGTCTTTTTAGACTCACCAGTTATTATAAGTCTAATTTCATCCATAAAAGCCACCATTCTTAGTGCTGTTGGAAATTCTAATTTAAAAATCTCACCATAAACATCTAAGTCAAGTTCTCTCTTTTTTAATTGCATCTTCATTTGATTAACTCCCATTTATCAAAAAGGCGGCTGTTACACCGCCATTAAATTATGCTTCTATACCTGTTTGTTTCCAATCACCAATCGAATAAAGATTTATTTGCTCTGGTTTTGAATCGTCAAGATAAGCTGTAAATGTACAGTTTAATGTTTGAATATCTGTTCCAGAATAATTAAGACTCTCAGGTTTTGGGGCTGATAACCAAAAGATAAAGTCTCTTGATCTATCTGAATCAGCAAGTCTAACTGGATGAAGAATTAATTTTCCACCTTGAGATTTTAAACTTCTTGAAATCTTAGATGCACCACCACCAATTAGTTTTGTTCCACCTGCTGGAGTAAAAGTATCACCAACAGAGCCAGCAATTAAAGCCTCTAGTCTTTCTTTTGAAAGCTCAATAAAAGCTGCTGTACAACTTGCTGTCTGACCTTGAACAATTTCATCTAATAGTATTTCTGATGATTGATTTGCTTTGACCTCCCCAACAGTTGTTTCCATTGAGATTTCAATTCCCTCAGAAGTTCTTCCAAGATAACCACCAACACCAGTTGTAATTGCATAAGAAAAAGATGGTGCATTTGATTGAATCTCTTCAGTAACAGCACCAATTTCATCATTAACAATGTGAACATCTGAAACATTTAAAACTTCAGCACTTAATCCAGAGATAGCGTCAACAGCAACTTGCATCGCACTAGCAATAGTTGCAGCATCATCGTCATCTGTATAAGATACAGTGATTTTTGTTTTACCTGCTGGAGCTGGATCAACAGCAACACCGTTATCCATAAGCAGATAGTAACTTGTCTCAGCGCCACTAGCGTCAACAACATTTAAGTCAAAATATTCACCAGATAAAGATCCTGCAACGTCAGCTACTACACCGACAACTCTGCATTGCTCTTTACCCCAATAAATCTTTGAAGCTTCGTAAAAAATTTCCTGTTCATCTGTTCTACAAGCCATTTTAATATCCTTTGAAAAAGTTATAGTTCTTTATATTCCATGTACATAATCAACTGTTACTGTAAATTGTATAGAATACTTGTACATATTGTCATTATTATTTATAGATTCAATATCAATACCCGATGAAGTTACATTTTTAATGTAATTTTGCTGTGAAATATACGGCTTAAACATTGCTCTTGCTTGTATGTTTATAGCTTCACAATATGCTTTATCATAATCATCTATAGGCTCAGAGTCTCCAGCTTTATATATAGACAGCTCAACAGAAATATCACTTTCAATAGACGTGTCTAGTAAAACGCTACTCATAGAGCCAATCTGCAAGTGATAAGTATTTTCTATTACAGTATCGGCTATTTCTTCAGTTAGTGGCTTATCATTAGCTCTTAAATCTGAGTTTTCAGATCTAATAACACCTTTAAAATATGATCTAATTTCATCAATCATCTTCTGTATAACCTCGTAGTACGAATATCGTATGGTGTAATGTCTAGTTCACCGTCGCCATCTTGGTCTAATCTAAGTGCCGATCTAGTTCTTGCGCTGTTTCTTAATGCTGTATATTCTAATTTCTTCTCTTGAAATAAGTCACCACTAGATACTTGAAAAGATTCAAATATAATTAGTAATGTTTCAAAGCTTGACCACTGTCTAAACTGCTCTTTAAATTCAGGATCAGTTACAGTTGATAAATCCAATTTTGTATATCTTGAGCTATCATTTTTCCAAATTCTTTGCTCGTCTAAATATGCAACAATTCTCTCTTGTGCTTTTCTATGAGCATATATAAAAGAGTTTTTTCCCTTGGGTAAGTATCTGTGAATCTTAGGCTCAAATGGCAATATATCATTGTCAGTGCTTAGTAGAGCATCTATCTCTTCAGTTAATACATTTATACCAGCCATATAAGTTTTTGTTTTGCTTCCGCTAACAGCAACAATTTGAACGGCAACATCTTTAAAGGCATCTAATTCATAAGCCCAATCTAAAAACCATTTGTCAGTATCGCCACCATTATAAACACTGATAAATGGATCACTAGCACTTGGCTGTATAAGAATGTCTGTAATAACTTCATCATCAGTAACAAAAGACCTACTAGCATCTAGTCTAGTTTTTTCGTCTATTTGCAAAACAGTTTCAAAAGTCATGCTCGGGAAAATCATTTTTTACCTCATTCAAGTAATGTTTATATGGCTGCTGGTATCAAATTAGCATTAGTTAGTGTTTTTAATATAGCTTCTTTCATAGAAGCACTTACCGTTGTATTTGATTGTAAATAATTCCAGACAGCTTCGGCAACTTCTTGTTGCGTTAAATTATTTAACCCGCTAATTGCATTTAATATCGCAGTTTCTATAGAATCTAACTCTGCTTTTGTAGGTGCATCATAGTCAATTAATGCTTGATCAGCTTGAGCTTTTACTTGGGCTTCACTTAAATCATTTAATGCATTTATAAGACTTTGTGTAGCAGTGTGTTGAGCTAGCAAATTAGTTTCTACTGCATTCAATTCAATTGTTTTGGCTAACCCGCTTTGTATCTCACTAATTGGATGGGTATGATAAGGCAATATTACAAATTCATCACTTGAGCTTGGTGCTTGTGACCACTCTTCTTCAAAAGTAAAAGTTCCATTTGTTGCTGAATATTCTAATATCGGTCTTGCTTCCCCATCTAATGCGCCCGATGTAAAAACTATTAATTCATGATCAAATGCTCCCGAGATATAACCGCTTATATTGGTTTGAAATGTTGATGTTGTTGGTGTTCCTGTAACCTCCCCATCAATAGCTCTGTTAGCCTTTCTAAGTAAATCCATAAGCTTGCCAAATGTGCCAGCCGTTGTGTGTTGATTATATGGCTCATCCCAAACACCATCTGCAATATTAACAACACTAGGTATTGACGCTATAATATTTGATTCAACTGCGTCTAGTTCTGTTTTTGTTGGTGCATCGTAATCACCTAGAGCAGTATCAACTTCGGTGTTAACTTGTGCAGGGCTAATATCATTTAAGTTAGATATATCAGTTTGAATTTGAGTGATTCCAGCGTTATCAGGTGCAATAGTATTTGCGCTATCTGTTCCACGCATATCTGTATTTGTTGTAGTTGTATCTACTAGTGTTACATTTGCAACCGTATCAGTAACAGGATTAAAGTCGTTTAATGCTGCAATATCTGCTTGAGTGTCGTCATGCTCACCAATTAGGATAGCTTGTCTTGTATCGGCTTGTGATTTTGTTTCTAGTAATTGCAACAATGCCCCAAAGCTTGATGATACATTATGACTTGTAAGAAGTGCATCCCAGACGGGCGTTGCGTAATCAGGTGAAGCAACATAGTTAACATTTCCATTTACACCATCTACTGGCACTGATTGAGTGCTTAATACATAACCATTAACAGCAGCATTTATATCTCCCACACTAGCTCTCTTTAATTTTATATTATCTTGCATAAATAGCATTTGACCTACAGCCGGTAAGTCATCAAAAGTTACAAGGGTATTATTTTCTTTTTGCCACCTCATTCCATTTGCAGTTACTAAAGACTGCTCAACCTCGTCGAAAATAACTTGTGGTGATACTCCACCATTACCAATTTCGATATTAAGTTGAGGTGTTACAAAATCATAAGTAATATTAACAAGTGATGAACTACTGCCAGAATACATTGTATTGCCCTGCGCGGTTAGTAAAAGCGATTGAGTGCCATCAATAATTAAATCGTTAAGGGTAGGATCAAAGTCTGAAATTATAGGTCTATAACCTATTCGGTCAATGATATATGACCATGTACCGCTAGAACCCAACGGTGTCGAATAAACCAAAGTTCCTGTTTGGTTAGTATATCTTTGAACGCTTGTGCCTGTGTTATCGAAAATCTCAACCGTTGATGTGCTTAAATTATTAAATGTTAAAGAAATAGAGACTTGCACACCGGCAGAGCTTGTAAACCTACCTACCCCAGTTGCGCCATTTACAAAGTTAAGCGTTCCAGTTGTTGTTATATCACCTGTAAAAACACTAGATTTAATTGTAAGCGTATTACCTGTTAAGTCGATAACTTGCGCCGCAGTTGCATCAATAACAATGTCAAAGCTACCAGCATCTATTAAATCTGCTGTTTTAGTTACAAGCGTAGCTGATTCCCCATCATAATTATCATATAAATACGCTTTAGCTCTGTCGTAAAACTTGCCTGAGTTGTCAATACTTGTATAAGCGTCAACAACCGCCTTACTAGTTTCACTTAAAAGTGTATCATCTAATTGAGCCATAACAGCTCCATGCGATACGTTTTTGGCAGTTCCATCAATAGTTTCATAATCAACCACACTAAATGAGTTGCTAGAAATATTTTTTAAGTACGCTATACCCGCCCACTTCCACGAAGTTTCTGTTATTGTTTGCGTGTGTCCAGTTACCGAAGCATACTCAACGGAAAGTTCTAAATTTTCTCCCGCTATTGAAGTTCCACTATCTACTACACCGCCAATTGAATCGCAGACAAAAATCTTTGTACTTGGAAAAATGTTTGAATACGTATCTTTAAAAAATATATTTAGATCAGCATCATTGTTCGCATCACTGCCCGGAGAAACACTATATCCGCATCTAAAATCTGTCGATATAATATTTGTGGCATTTATAGTTTGAGAAACAATTAAATTAGACCGCCAAAAAGCTATTTTGCTTGTATTTGTACCTATGTCTAGCACAATAAATCTTTCACCTGATACTGCGCCGATGTTGTAAGTTCCTGCCGCATCGGAGCCAAAAACAGAGATACACGCTCCTCCTGTTATTTTACAAGAACCGCCCTGTAGATCTGAATCGGCAAGCCTAAAACCTATGGCGTCAGTAGAAGATATTAAAGATGTGCAGTTTATAAATTGTTGGTTTACCGCATTGCTAGACCATGCTGTTCCACCGTCAGGAGAAACTAGATCGGCATTAGTTTCTATACCCCACCATTTTTGCCATTCAGCAGGCGATAAGGTTGTACTCCCATTTCCACCACCTGGCAATCTTGCTGGTGTACTATCAAATTTTAAAATACCACCTAGCCACCAGACTTTAGCCGATAGATTTGTTATAGCTATTTGGTCTCCACTATTACCACCGTCTGCACTATAAATATTTACAGGATTAAAAAATTCTTTATTATTGTAGCTTTTGAGGTGTCCAAAAACTGCAAGTCCGCCAGCAAACCTATAGCATTGGTTATTGTTATCGTTTGTTACGTTTATGGTTTTGGCTTCATCGTAAAAACATACTGAGTTAGAAACCCCATTTGTACCCATTAAAACATTATCTGTCTGCGTTACTATATTGCCAGTAACTGATAAATCAGTAGTGACAGACTCGCTAAAATTTTTAGAAACTAAAAAAGTGTCACCATTTACTGGAGTGTATTCCAAGCCATCATTATCAATAAAATCAAGCTCAACCTCTAAAACTGTTGCACTTACATACCGTCTTACCCACGATAAGCCTTTATACACTGTTCCTGTTGAATCCCATACCCCTACAATTCTAGGTGTATTAAAATCACCACTAACAAAGCTTACACCAGAACAAGTTAATTGATTATTGGAGTAAGAACTAACTGTTCCGCTATATTTTGAGCCTGTAATAGATATTGTCATATTTTACCTATGTATAAACTACAGCCGTCAATTGATCGCCTGTATAAGTTAAAGTTTTAGTTAAATCTATTCCAGCTGGTGTATCGCCTGAAAGAACAATGCTCGTTAGCTTATCACCCGTATAGTTTAAAGTTTTTGTAATTGTATTTGAATTTTCTGTATAAACAATACTGTTTAACTTATCACCAGTGTAATTTAATGAGTAATTCCATGATTGTATATTCTTAGAGACCGACTCAAAATGCTCTTGAATGCTTATTACTAATTGCCAGTAATTCGTGTGTGTTGGTAGGTTGCCAGTGGTTTGGGTTTTAGCTATATATGATGATCCTTGATAATAAACTAAATCTCCAACTTCGTAAGTTGAAGCATTGTCATAATCGCCAGCCGGATTTATGGTTGTATTAAATATAACGGCTGGATCAAGTAGCTTTACCAGCTTAAACTCATTAGCCATAAATCAAACCCACTCTGTTATCCCATACGTTTGTAAACTCTTGACTCTCATTTGCATATAATATTTTTATCTCACTCGTTGTCAGATCAACTCTTTGTATTCTCCACTTGCTTTCGCTTGATAAAGAACTTGGTAGTGCCGATCCTATATATATATAACTCGAACTAGATGTATCAACTAGTGTTATTGTCTCTTGGTTTGCGTTAGTATCAACGCCACCAACAAAAACCTCAATAGCAGTTTCTTTGTCTCTAGTTGGAGATTCTACAAACTTAGTATATTCTCTACCTTCAATTGTCTTTGGTATTGCCATTAGACTCGCTTTCTATTTGAATAACAGTTTCATCTTTTGCTATTTCATAATACCACGCAAACCAATAACCCTTGGCATAAGTGATATTATCAAATTCCAAAGCAGACATTTTTAACTCTAACTGCTTATGAAACATTAAAGAGCGAAGCCGTTTTTCAGACTTCGCCTTAATATAATTTCTAATCTTAAAAGATGTAGACATTAAAACCTTTTAATTATGCTACTAATTTTCCAACAAGTGGAGATTTACCAGCCGCAGCGCCTTGCTCACCGATTTCTAGACCGCCTAGCCCAAAAACCTGATCCATAGCGACCCTTTTTGATGAAGCACCATATTCGTTAGCATCTTGCTCTGACATTTCTACGCCACCTTGAAAAGCTAAACCAATACCATCAGCATCATACATTTTCATTTCATCACCAACAATTAGTCTTGAAATTACAACAGGAACTCCGTAAAGTTGACCGATTTGACCAGTTCTAACATTAGCACTTCCATAAAAGTCAGCTCTAATGAAATCACTCTCTGCAAGCATTTCAGCTTCTTTATCAGCACCGATAGCAATAGTCATACGACCAATGTCAGCACCATTTTGTAAAAGTTGTCTTCTTAGTTCTAATACTTGCTCTTTAACAGTTGTGAAAGTTGCAGCAGAAACTTCAATGTCAGCAACAGCGTCAATTGTAGCAAGAACTTGCTGATCAACATTCTTAGCATGAGCTAAAGATGCTCTCATTGCAGCTTCAACCTTGTACTCGATTGTTGATTGATAGTTATCTCTTGAGTCATATAACCAAGCAATATAAGCATTATTGTCTAATGCAATATTATCTTCAGAGTCAACTAGAGAAGTTGCATCACCAGCAGCACCAAAAGTTCTGTTAGTTACAGAAAAGTTAGAAAGCTTAGGTACAGAAAAAGATTTAGAACCTTTAACAGCAAAAGCAGAAACGTCTCTAACTGTTCCAGCTAGGATTGATTTCTCGATTAGGTTTTTTTGAACAGCAGAAACGATTAGATCGTTTTTAGTATTCGGTAGTGTTTGGATAGCATCAGCCATTTTACATTCCTTTGTTATTAGTTTTTATTATTATTTCAATCTATCTTTATT